TTGTGGTGTTGCTTGTGCTATTCCTGTAGACTCATCATCAGGAAATGACTGTATGTCTTGACCTTCTGACATCATTGTTACTGGAGGTAGTCCTGCTAAACCACCTGATGCATAGAATTTTTTTGCTTTTGATAAAGCTGCTCTTGGACTTAAATCTTCATCGTCATCACCAACAAGTTGTGAAGAACCTTTTCCAGCATAACCTATACGTCCACCGTCTGCTTTAAATGTAAAAGGTAATGGTTTTCTATCAGTTGGAAAAGGTACGTTCATACCCATTCTTGCTGCAGCTGCTCTTTTTTCTGCTTCATAATCAAACTCATCGTCATCGTCATCACCACCTTTAAATAAATCTTTAGCTAATGGATATAAACTTGTTCCAACACTAAATGCTTTGAATGGATCAAGGTTTGCCATACTAAATGCTCCTTTTAATTTAGTATCAACTCCTTTTTTTAATAAAGCTTTACCTGCTCCTTCTTTTAAAAATGTTCCAAGACCTTGACCAAAATTAGTACCTGCTATAGTTGGTCCTAAAAAATAAGCACCTGCTGCTAGTAAAGCCATTTTACCAAATTTAGATTTAGCAATTTTTTTAATACCACGTTTAGCTTTCTTAACAAGTTTACCTAAGAAGTATCCTTGTCTTAAATCTGCTATTCCACCACCCATGTATCCTGCTCTACCACCATCGTTATAGAAAAATCCACCACGGCCTTTAGTAAGGTCATCTTTAGTGTTTACAGAAAAATCAAAAGGTAAAGATAATCTTTGTGTTATTGTATCGTCGTAAGGATCAGCTGGATCAGCTGGATCAGCTGGATCAGTTGGATTAGCTGGACCTTGTGTTTGGCTGCCACCGCCTCCACCGCCTCCACCGCCTCCCATAGGCAATATAGGTCCAGGTGTAAACTCTCCATCTATAAACATTTGATCGTAAGGTCTATAAACACTTTCAAATTGATCTTGTGTAATTCTGTCTTGTCCTGCAACTTCTGCTTGTTTTTGTGCTACTGCTAAATCTTTTCCTGATAATCCATATAAACCCATATCGAAAGCAGGATCAAACATATCACCTAAAATTTCATTTGGTCCTACACCTAATTTATTTCTAACAGACTTGTCTAAAGTGCTTCTAGTCATGTTAGTTCTTATTTCGTTTAAAGCTTCTAACGGACCTATTTTACCATCTTTATTATCATCAAAAAGATCTAAACGTTGTTGTTCAGTTAACTTTGTTCTTTTATTTGGAGAAGTACCAAATTTAGTTGCTATTACTTTTTGTTTTTGACCTGAGTATAATTCTTTATTTTTATTAATTAAATCTTGTATTCTTTGTCTTTCTTTTTCTTCTGCTTCTAACCTTTGTTTTTCTTTTTCTTCAGCTGCTTTTCTATCTTTTGCATTTTGTGCTGCTAATTCAAATCTACTTGCAGTGCCATCTGGATTTGGAGTGTTAGGATTAAAATCCCTAATACTCATATCATCTCTTTGACCAGAATCAGATTGATCTCTTTGATTTCCTCCAGAGTCAGTACCAGGAGACATAGAAGTTCCTTTATCTCTAGAATCTTTTTCAGCTCCTCTAAAAAATCCACGTCTACCATCAGGATGTGTAACACCCCCATGTAAATAACCAGTTCTCATAATACCACCATCAGCAGCCATGGTCCGTGGTTCTTGCATCATGGTTCCTATACCTTGTTGGTTAGAACTCATCTGTGCTTCTGACATAACTTGTTCTATAAATTGTTGCATGGACATTGGCTCCATTCCCATCTCTTCCATCTCAAATACATGCTTGTCATACTCTTCTTGTAGTTGAGCCATTTGAAACTCTTGCATCATTCTTTGATCTTCTTGAGGTGATTTAGGTCCTTGATTACCTGAGTAGGTAATTTCGGGTGCTCCAACATCTAGTGATTCTAATCCTGTTTTCATATAATTTTTTACGTTAGTTTAAAAGCAGGAATTTAACCTGTGGGTTTCTTACATTACCTGTTTTTGTCAGGTAAATCAAGCTATGTTGTAACAGTTCTTTTCTTAACTTCAAGAGCAGATAGCACTACATGAAGCCTATTTGCTGTAGCTGCTGTTACTTTTAATATTTCACTTTCCTCTAATACAAGAGGTGCTGTTAATAGTTCCGTGGTCCCATTAGCAGATATTGATTTTGTCTTAAATAAACTAAACACAGCTGCTGCTGTATCTGTAATGGTTACAGTTATAGTATCTGCATTACCTGAGTCTTCTGACACTAATATAGATTTTATAATACATGTTGTAGCAGATGGAACTGTATATAATGTAGTAGCACTTGTTGTAGTTAAATCTACTTTTTTATTTGTAAATGTATTAGCCAAAGAAATATGCCTCCGCTTCCGCTTCTTCTTTTAAATCTTGTTGAAACGTTGTATTTAATTTTTGCACAATACTATCTATATCTCTAACTAAAGATTGTTGTATTTGTTCATCATAATCTTTAGCGGGTTGTGTAAGTGATTGTACAATTCTAGCCATTATCTTCTACCATCCGGTTGTATGTCTAATCTAAATGTACCAAGTTTCCAAAACTGACTTGTACTACTATTAGATACTTTTAAAGATATTGATCTAGCCCTAGCACGTGTGTCAATTTTTTGTGTAGAACTGTTCACGGTAAACGGACCAAGTGATGAACTAGATGCTGTATCATTTGGAAAATCTTTTAAATTTAATGTAACAACACTATCACCTGTTTGTGATAAAAAATCTGGTAACACTCTTCTAATTTTCATTATAAATTCACCATCACCTTGTAACCCTTGTTGACCTATATCAAAATTACCTGATTGTATATTTGCAACAATAGAATTTGTTGTACCTTCTTTAATTTCATCTAATCCTTTTTCGTGTTCAAAATATGTAGAGGTTCCATCAGTACATCCAATAACATGATCTTTATTTGTAGTCGCTGTTGTATCACCACTATTATATTCTGTTGCATGTGGTTGACCAAACACTGCAGAATCTTGCCATGCAGATCTTGCTAGAGTGCCTGTTGTCCATACAGGTCTTTCTGGTGTTGAGTCTAAATAATTATAAGTAACCATTCTATTAACTGTGCCTGATCCAGAGTTAGGATAGAACCACATAATTTCACCAAACAAATTATTTAAACCTGCGTTGATGTGTTGTTTAGGAATTGTATTAATATCATCGTAAACATGATCTTCAACTAAACATGGAAGTGATTCTAGTTTACCAGTATATCTAAAGAAACCATTTTCTGACATCCAATAAGCAGCACCATCAACCTCAACGCATGCATTCTGTCCTATTAACCCACAGTTAGTACCAACTTGTTGAAATGAGAAAGTAAAAGGTGCACCTACAAATCTCATAATAAATAAAGCAGTATCAGTCCAAACATAGATTGCATCTCTACCTCTTATAGCTCCCATAATTTTTGATCCATCTGCAAGTCTTTGTGTACCTGCGGTATTAATTGCACTTGGTGCATAAGATGTTGTTTCGTCAATAGATTCTTGATCAGAAAATCTTATAAACATTTCGTCTTTAGTAGTTTTTGTACCTATAGTTGTTTCTGTTCCAAAAAATATTAAGTGTCTATCTGGTGTTGATACTAAACTAAATGCAGATGCTGTTGGAGCATTTGCTAATATTGTTGCTCTAACTGTATTTGCATTTGTTGCATCAGAATCCCATTCAAATGTTTCTCCACCTGATATAGTTGCAATAAGTTTATTACCAAAATTATCTAATGACCATAGTCCAGGTGCTGTAACAATGTCACCTGATGTTGCAGCATTCCATGCAAAAAAGTTTGATGCGTCTGTAACAACCGCACTTGATGAATGTATGGCTGCTGTTGTACCGGATGCTCCTCTTGTTAATCCTGATAATGTTCCTCCACTATTTCCTGTATATGTAATTAGTTCAGATCCTATAATAACTGTTCCTGAAGATGGAAACGAAGTTGAACTAGCCATAGTTAATGATGTGACTGATGCATTTATTCCTGATGATAGAGTTGATGTAAATTGTCCTTGTGCTTGACCGCCCCATGATCCAAGGCCCCAACCTGTTGTTGCAACTTCAATTGCTGGTCCAACAGAATAATAATGTTGTACTCTAACTCCGCCAGAAGTGCTTGCTCCCGATCCTGATTCGTTAGATGCCATAGTAATAGTTATTGTAGTTGTTGTTGGTATAGTTGTTACTTGAAATTTATTGTCTTCAAAGTTAGCAGAATTAAAACCAGAATTAGTAATAGCTGTAAAATTATCTAATAAAATAATGTCGCCTTTATCTATATTGTGTGCTGATGCAAAAGTTATTGTAACAGTTGATGATCCGTTAGTTGTAGAAAATGCAGAGGTTAAAGTTGTAGTAGATTTAATTGGATGAATGTCATAAAAAATACCACCAGAGTATGCATACAATATTCTATTAGTGCCTAACGCTGCATACTTAATACCACTAGCATTTACAAAATGGTGTATGGCTGTGTTACGTCCTGTTATATCAACAGAACCTAGTTGTGCCCAACCACCTATTTTTTCAGGTGTACCATATCTAAATCTAACATTGTCACCTTCTATCCACTGGCCTTCGCCACCGGTTGCTGTGACTTGTTTATTAAAACCTGGTGCAAATCTAACTTTTTGGAGCATAGTTTACTCTTTAAGGTTTAGTTGGAAAATTTTTATATTCTCCATCTTCTATTTCTAATTTTGTATTTACTTTTGCAGCTGTATCAAGACCATTTGTTATATCTCTTAATGCTTGTCTATAAGTTGTCATTTCAGATGACATAGTTACATCTGAGTTAGCCATCCAATCTGTTTCAACAAGAAGTTTATTTCTTTGATACCTTAATTCTTTTAATTGTCTATTTATTTCGTCATTACTGTGAGCTGTTGCTGCATTATCAAAAGCAGTTTGTTCTTCAGTTGTTAAATCAACCATAGTTGAAATACCAGTTACTGCGTTATGTACTTGTTTTTTTGTCATAATATTTTCCTACGTTGGATCGTTAATTCCATAAACTGCAACTGTACCAGAATTTATATTTCCAGAAGTCATACGCAATATAAAACCAGTGTATGCACTTGTGTTTGTTGCTGTTTTTCCACCACCCCAAGTAACACCATTTCTGCCAGCTGCACCATTATGGTGGTTAAAGCCTTGCCATGTAACTGAAAATTCACTTGAACCTGCTTGATTTGGATTAAACGCATATAGAAAACCACTAAAATGTTCTCCAGTTGCGTTACCTTGATTTTCCATAAGTGTATAAGATGCTCCATTATCTTCAGACCAATTATTAGAAAACTGAGCTTTACCCATAAACAATCCTTGATAACAATGTTCATCTGTTTGATTACCATTAGTATCTATTGGATCTAATTCAAGATTTGCACCATCTGTAGCACATTTAATTCTTTCAAAAGTAATAAAATAATTTCTAAAAGTTGAGTTAAAACAGTTTTGTATAGTTACACCACCACCAGCTGAAATAGTTGTTCCAGTAATTTTAGTAAAAAGACCTTCACCAACATAAGTTTTAATTCTTGATGCTGCTGATTTTCTTAAAGTTCCCCCAGCTCCATCGTCAACTAAAAATAGATCGGCATCAGCAATTGCTGCACCAATATCAGTTGCACCTGTAAGTACAGCCGTAGCTAATTTTGCAGTTGTAATTTGTGCATCAGCTATGTGAGCTGTATCAATACTACCATCGGTATAGTGCTCAGAGTTTACAGCATTATCTGCAAGTTGTGCACCCGTTACAGCATCCGCCCCAAGGGCAGTGGTGTCTACTTCATTTGCGGTTAAGTGCTCAGTTCCTACAACATCATCTGCAATCTTTGCATCTGTAACTGCATCTGCATTTATTGCAGCAGTAACTACAGCATTATCTGCAATTTCTGTAGCAGTTATTGCATCTGCTGTTATACCACCTGTTTTTACTTTTATTATACTCATAATTTTTTACTCCTTAACAATTTGTAAATGCACATGGAACTATATAAGAACCATCCGCATAAGTTTCAATTTTTGTATTTGATAATACTTTTGCAAAAACTGTACTAAGAACATCAGCAGTTATTGATGTATTTCCA